CCGTTTGGCCATAGGGCCAGGGGGGAAGCCATCTTTTTTTTTAGTTAACTACCCTGCGCGCATAATTCTCTCAATTTTCACACACCTACAGATGCCTGTCAGTCTCTTCTAAGCCATTTCTCGCTCTAAACCGTCTAACCATCGCCTAATCGGCAAACTATCCCTTAGAAGGCGTGCAGCGGCGTTTACGGGCTATGTAGACGTGGGGAGACGTGGGGAGTAGTGGTGGGATGTCCACCTCAACCGGTATTAGCCGTCAGCTTGCCCCTCCCCCCGTAAAAATCTTCCACGATTTCCAGAATCCCCAAATAATCCCCATCTGCGCCCCACTTGGATCCCCACCATGCTCATAACAATATGGGCATGGGAGAAGATTCGGTTCAAGGGGCTCTGTCCTCTCTGCCTTCTCTGTCCTCTCTGTCGGATCAGCCTGGCTGTCCAGCGTTAGGGTCCGCAGGCCCCCTTGTTCACCCGCTGATTTTTCTTCTTCTTCTTTTTTCTCTTTTTCTTCTTCTTCTTACTCTTACTATTAAGAAGAATACAGATAAACGCGCACGCGTGGATACCCATAGGTAAGCTTAAGGTAAGCTTAAGGTAAGCTTAAGGTGGGTGCTGCTTGGGGAGATGAGGGGTAGGGGTGGACCGCTCACGTTAGTGGCCATGACCCCCATACAGGATCGACGACCTGAATGCCGGGCGGCTAAACCCGGCTAAACCCGGCTAAACCCGGCTAAGGGGTTGGAGCCTCGCCAGGCCAGCCAGCCTATCGAAACGATTCCGTAATCGGCGTTCCTGGCATAGTCACCCCATAGTCAGGACCTAGACGTGACTATGACCTGGCTATGCCCTAAAAAAAAATTAGCCCCATAAAGAGCAAAGCGGATGGGCATCCGCCTACTGCCACCCGCCAGTCTGGCACCCCAATCCGCCCTGAGAGCCCAGCAGGGTCGATTATTTTTTTAAAAATTTTCTTCAATCGTCCGCTTTTCTGTCCGCTTTGCTTCCGGCTGTCCGGTGGCTGTCCGCTTTTGTCCGCCTCTGTCCGGTTTCCATACACTTTCCATACACTTTGATGAAAAACCGCCCTCACAGCCTCCAATCGCCGTCCGCTTTTGTCCGGCGACCATCCGCTTTTCCATCCGCTTTTCCATCCGCTTTGACAAAAACCGCCCTCACGGCCTCTAATCGCCGTCCGCCCCACCATCCGCTTTCGATCCGCTTTAGATCCGCTTTAGATCCGCTTGGCATCCGCATGGCATACGAGGTACGGGTCCTTCAGCTTCGTGATCGCGCTTTGACCGCACTTCGCGTCGAAGGCTTCCGGCTAGCTTCCGCTATATTGCCGACATATTGCCGCTATATTGCCGCTATATTGCCGACATATTGCCGACATATTGCCGACATATTGCCGACTAACTTCCTAATGCCAGAAAGTTAGGCTCTTCGACTTCCTGCCTATTTCCCAGGAATCGCCGCTGACAGCGCAGGAGTGGCGATTTTCACCACTTGTACTTCCCCGCCACACACAGAATCCACGCCGTCTTGACTTGTCCACGCAGTTCGTTATCTTCAAGACGTGCGTCCGGCAATCCCTAAGATCCTTAGAGCCTACTGGAGCCTCAGTCCCTGGTGTCCTTATTGCGGACGCACAAACTGGGGGCTGGGGCTTTTGTAGGCCGTCAAGGAGCATGTCGATGTCAGAAAAGCTGCCTTGGTTCAAATTCTGGGTCCAGGACTTCCTGACAGATGAGGCGGTCATCAGGATGTCCAACGAGTCCATTGGAGTCTACCTCCGCATGCTCTGCCACCAGTGGCTGGAGGGTTCCATCCCCTCTGAGCATGAGGTCTTGGCCAAAATGACCGGCTCTACCCCCCAGGTCGTCAACGAGGTCTTGAGCCTGGTGATCGACAAGTATTCAAAGGACGGTAACCGCCTGGTCCACAAGAGATTGGAGAAGGATCGGGCCGGTATGATTTCCCAGCAGGAAGGCCGCATTAAAGGGGCTAAGAAGAGAGGCTTACAGCTTAAGGTTAGCTTAAGGTCACCTGAAGGTAAGCTACGCGCGTCTAACTCTAACTCTGTTTCTAATTCTTCTTATCAGAGTAAGAAGAGTAAGAAGAGTAAGTTTATTGTTAATCAGAAAGCTCTTTCCGATTTGTGCATGGAATTCTTCCCTGAACCGGACCGCATTGCGGCGGCGGAGTCGATCTGGTCCTGGGTCAGCTACAAGTCAGAGCGGAGCAGTGTGTACAAGGAGACGGGGCTCCGGTCCTTGATTAAGCGTCTGGCTGGCTGGGGCCTTCGGCGGTCCAGTTCGGCGATTGAGTTCTCTATGGCCCAGGGCTACCTTGGTATCTACGAGGAGCAGGGGAAAGGCGAAAATGGCCGTTTGACCGACCCTGGCGTCGATGAACGGGAGGCCAAGCGTAAGGCCCATATCAGCCAGGAGATCGAGGCTCGTCGATTGCGAGACATGGAATACCAATCCAACTCGCTGACCGGAGAGGACCGGGCTGAAGCCCTGCGGAAGATGAAGATCAGCTTGGCCGGGGGCCGTGACGATTGAGCGGGATCTACCATGATTATTTGCTCCGACGTGATTGACGGCCTTAAAACTCTGACCGATGGATCGGTACAGTGCGTGGTCACCTCGCCTCCGTATTGGGGGTTGCGAGATTACGGGACGGCTACGTGGGACGGCGGGGATGAGGGGTGCGACCATCGACAGAAACCCACGACTAACGGGGTAACGAATAGCCCACTCATGCACGATACCGGGGATGCGTTTCGTAACAAGCTGGGCATACCTTACCGCGACAGTTGCGGCAAATGCGGTGCAAAGCGCATAGACGCCCAGCTCGGCCTCGAACCTACGCCGGATGAGTATGTGGCCAAGATGGTCGAGGTTTTCCGCGCGGTGAAGCGGGTGCTTCGGGACGACGGGACGCTGTGGTTGAATCTGGGGGATAGTTACGTCAATCAAGCAACGGCGGTTGGACCTGGAGGAAAGAAATATGAACAGCGAAGGCAAGAGGGAAGCGGGTTGGATGGGGGGTTCAGGTTTTCATCAAGAGGCATGGAAGCTGATGTCCAACGAGCTTTTCGTCCAAACCCACAAAGAACTAGCCTTAAACCCAAAGACCTCGTCGGCATCCCCTGGCGAGTAGCCTTCGCCCTCCAGGCGGATGGCTGGTATCTGCGATCAGACATCATCTGGGCCAAGCCCAACCCGATGCCGGAATCAGTGACAGATCGACCTACCAAGGCGCATGAGTATCTGTTTCTGCTGACGAAGAGCGAGCGGTACTTCTGGGATCAGGAGGCGGTGAGGGAGGACGAACAATGCGGACGAATGAGAGGCCCAGCGAAACATCCATGCGATGACACAAACGGTAATGAGGGACTATCAAGGCGGGAATCAACAGGCGGTCGCAACCTCCGAACCGTCTGGTCGATCCCGACGCAACCCTACGCCGAGGCTCACTTCGCCACATTTCCAGAAAAGCTGGTCGAGCCGTGCGTCAAGGCGGGGTCTGGTGCGGGAGATCTAGTCCTCGATCCATTCTGCGGATCTGGCACCGTGGGCGTCGTGGCCCTCCAGCTTGGCCGCGAGTTCATCGGCATCGAACTATCAGAGGAATATTGTAAACTTGCAGAGCGTAGAATCGACGCCGCCCTTCAGCCTTCGACGTACCGGAACAAGGACAACGGTAGCGGATCGCCGTTGTTTGCGGAGGCTCTCGCATGACCACCCCAACCCTGTTCTCCGAACTCGAAGCCCGTGACAAAGCGATTTCTCAAGTCATGGGGAATGCCGGGGACGACTGGAGAGATGAGGCGTACCGGGTATTCCGCGATATGCCGTCAATCATGACTGGCGAGGATTTCAGGGTCGCCTGCATTGAGAATGGGGTCAAGCCCCATCATCACAACGCATGGGGCGGCATTGTCGCCGGATTGGTCAGGTCTGGTTACCTTCAGGATACCGGAAGGACCACAACGATGAAGTCTCCAGGATCTCATGCGAGGAAAACAACTGTGTACCGCAAGGCTGAATTATATGGAGATTTTTAATTATGGAACCAACCCCCGGCGAACGCCTGTGGAAAATAGAGACTGACGGCAAAGGGAATCCCCAGCTTTACTCCTCCAACTTTGTTAAGAGGTCGAAAAACGGTTGGAGTCGATATCGGAACATCTCGACCGGAAAGGAATGGTCTGAGCGAGGTGATGGATGGTCAGTGTCAATCGAAAAATCTCTTACAAAATGGGTTAAGCGAGAGGGCCAGAGATGCTGGGAATTTGGGTTGAGGGCGAACTTCGGAGAGCATCCCGGAGCCGACGAATTGATCCCCGGAGATGTGTGGGCGAACGAGATGATCTTTGTGATAAACACAGTTGCTCGAAAATTAAAGGAACAATTCGATGCCTGACAAGAACTGGGAATCAGTGCTAGACAGCCTGATGGAGATCGACGGCACAAGCCTGTCGGATTGGGAGGCTGAATTTGTTGAATCTTTAGGCAAGCAGAGAGCGAAGTTCAAATCCATGGCTGGCGATGGCTCGTCATGGGTCCCTTCCGACAAGCAGCAGAACGTCATGGAGAAGATCGACTTGAAGCACGCGAAAGGACCGTGGTAGACGAGGGGTTTCCCCGTTCATTATGATCAAATTCGTCACAAACCAATTGGCTTGGATCAATGGCGCTCCCGTAAAGATCGTTCGCCAAGTTCTGTTTAGACGGCCAGCTTATCGCGTGCGGAATCTTCGGAAAGACACGAAAGGGTACGTAGTGGATGGGTGCTTCCTGTCTGACGACGAGACTGTTCGCGTAGACATGTTCGGAAGGCAAGTGAAGACGATATACAATAAAACGGAATAGCCATGACTGCCAAATCAAACAACGGAGAAAGAGTCGGAATTAAAAATAAGATGAGCGAGAATGAGAGGAGGATCCTTTATCTCCGAGAGAGAGGATTGACACTCGGCCAGATCAGCCGTTTCACCAATACCAGCATCCCCTTGGTACGCAGGATACTTTACCAAGCGAAGCGAAAGGTCCGCGACTACGAGGTACGTTACATAATTCTTGAGCAGGCGATCAGGAAGATGTCTCTTGATAAATCAATAGGTTCGGACGAGATAGATCTTTACATCGTGGACTCCATGTCCGTCATGAAGAAGTTGGCAGTAATTCCAGAGGCGTGGGAATGGTTTCAATCTTAACGTAAAGAAAGGGCCGCCATGTATTGGGACGCAACTCAATCTGATTCTGGAGGATACAACATACATGGGGCTGGGACCATACCCGGTTGGAGGAGGATGCACCAGATTTACTCTGGCGACATAAAGTGGCACTCGCACAGCTTGGACTGCCCGTCATCTGAGGATGTCAAGATTGAGCTTGACAAGATACCTACCGGGGGTCCTCTCATGGTTGACGTTGAGCACATCCCGGTTCATGTCGGGCAGGACAAAAGCGGGCACCAAGCCACCCAATCAAATGTATCGAAGTCTATCCAGTCTATGAAAAAGCTTGCGGAAATCATTAATGGATACAGGCCGGACTTCTCCTTGGGCTGGTACGGCAATCATATTTTGCCGATAGTACCATGGTGGTCTGACCGCAAGAACGACAACAGTCGAGAGCTTAACGAGACTCTTGTAGAGTCTGGCGTCCTGGACTACTGGCCAGGAGTCCACCACGGTTGCTATTGGGGCAGAAGCGAGGTTGCGAACTGCCCGATGCACCTAGACGAATGGTCGGAATGGAAGCGGATGGAGTTCAACGAGATCAGGAGGATCCATTGGGGAACAATTTACCCCTACTGCTGGCATTACTACCAGCCTAAATGGGTGCCGTTCGCTTCAGGCATGGAATGCGGCAAATCCGCATGGCGAGGCCAACTCCAGTTTTGCCATGACCAGACCGGAAATTGTGTGGTGTGGTCCAAGAAGAATGATGGATCCGATAATTCGTGGTGGCGAGTCATTTGCAGGAGTTTCTCATGAGTGAGAAATGGGTAACGACGACTGAATTGGGCAGGGAGTGGAGACTGTCCAGCCGGACAATCTTAAGATACATTCGTCGAGATGGATTGCCGGCAGCATACTACGGCGAAGGATCTAAGCGGCCACGAAGGATATTAATCAATGTCGAATATGCTAAATCGTGGGCGAGACGTAGGCGGTGGGTCAGGAACACGCTTGATAAGCGCGGCAGCCTTGAGAGGATCGAAAGCAATGTCGCCCAACACTGACGCCAGGAACAAGTACAACGTCTCTCCATCGGAGAGCCGGACATTGCATGGCAAGGTGTATCCTTCCAAGGCAGAGATGCTATACGCGAAAGCCCTTTACGATAACCGTGAAGCTGGAGCGGTAATCGAATACATCGAACAACCCCGCTGCGTTCTCGGCGAGGATACCGTGTACCACCCCGACTTTTTTGTCGTGCCCAACCCGGAAGCCGAGTGGGTGGCGGGCCTGGGCGTAACACTATTGTCTGGTAGGAAAATGGTTTTTTATGTGGACGTGAAGGGTGTTTCCACCCCGTCGTTCAACAGGTCGAAGAAGCTTTGGGCTAAGTATGCGAGGCACTGCCTCTATGTGGTAAAGTTTGACTACGGGAAAAGGGAATTCTACACAGAGGTGATTGTGGAGCCGAAACGTATTTATGGAAACTAAAGCGGGGGGCAAGAGAACGATTGTCTGATGACAGATGACGGCGAGTGTTCATGTCTTGAAATCTATTTCTCCACCGCTGACCTGCGAAGGCCGGGGTCAGGGTGGAGGGGTGCGTATGAGTATCGGATTGGCTGGCTCGTCCGCAAGCTCTCCAGATCGTGCCTTGGGCACTGCTCCATCGGGTTAGGCGGGGAGATCATTGACCCCACTCTTGGGGGGGTGCGGAAGTGGCCGTCGCGGGAGTGCTTCCTCGCCCACTACCCCAAACTGGTGGCCTGCTGGATAGTCCCGTTCCCATCGGCAGTGTCGTGGGATATTGACAGCCTCCTGAGGATCAAGGGCGGGCCGATAAGGTCCATCTGTCGGCTGATATCCGGCGGGCGGATCTGGGTGTGGGACTGCGTGACGATCTGCCTCTACCTGATGGACTTGGCGGAGGTCGATGTCCCCATGAATATTGTGACTCCCGCAAAGCTGTGGAGTTGGTTAGACTCCCAGGGGTATGCCAGGATCACCCTTGCAAAATCCGGTCTACTACCAGAAGGGCTGGCCGAGGGCTCTACCCCTGACGACAGCTGAATTGCTAGAGGTGCTTGACAAGGTCATACCTAGCGCTATAGAAATTAATGTGCCAATGCTGGAATCTGAGTCGTATCGACTCGAATTGGCGACAAAGGCGGGCGAAAGAGAATTGGTGACTCGCCTGATTGCCACGTTTAAAAAACAAGGGGCTCCCTGATGATCTCCCTGATGTTCGGGCCAAGGGTCGCGCCGCCCCCACCGCCCCCACCACCACCAGCCCTGCCTCCTGATCCAGAATCGCAGCTTAGTCAAGAGGAATTATCCAGTCTGGCTAGGCATAGGGCCGAAATCGAGGATCGCCGTCGTGGACGGGGAAGCATGATTATCCCCAAGACGACTAAGCCTAAAACAGGTGTTTCTGGAACACTAGGAGGAAATACGGGGCTCTATATCCCATAGCAGAGTATTGCCTACAAGCACCATCAAATCCCGATATACCCAGGACGACCAGGACCGTCAGAACGGTCTGAATATCGTCAGGCTATGTTCGTCTTTGACTAAGCCATGGATACTCCCACCGGAGGGCCAAATCCCTGATAGCAGACTGCCTGAGAGTTACCAGAGTCTGGGCTCCAGGGGTATTACCAACTTGGTGGGCAGGATGCTATTGGCCCTTTATCCCCCGGAACAGATATGGTGGCAGCTAGTTTTGGCCCCGGAGTACAGATTCGCCAACTTCGCTGGGGTTGCGGACGAGGCGGCTGTGCGTCAAAGAGCCACGGAACTCGGGCTTGAGGCCCACGGAGAACTCAATGCGGTCATACATCAAGTCATTCGGCAGGAGCTTTTTGTCCAGGTCTTGCAGATCCAGGCCACATTGGAATCCGCAAATCTGACCTCCCAGCAGCGTAGAAGGGCCAGCTTCAGGTCCCGGAAACGCATATCCCTAGACCAGATCATCGTCACCGGAGATTCTCTTGAGTTCCTCACCGACGACAATGTCCTGAAGGTTTTCAGGCGCGACCAGTACGTCACCCGGCGGGACTCTACCGGCAACGTCCTCTACCACATCGTGGTCGAGTCCATCGATCCGCTCACTCTGCCGGAAGATCAATTGGCGGCGGCCAATATCCCGCAAGAGAAGCTGGAAAAGCTGCCGTTTATGCGGATGGAAGACCTCTACACCCTCTGTGAATATCAGCCTCAGACTAACGTGTGGACGATAGTCCAGGAGATGAACGGGTACGTGATCCACACGATGGACGAGGTTGTCACCCCATTCTTCTCGACTCCCTTTGAGCTAGCCCCAGGCGAGAACTACGGCCGAGGATTCGTCGAGTTAAACATTGGAGACTTGAGGTCTTACAACGAGATTCGCCGTCGCCACCTGGACTTCGCGGCGGTATGCTCCAAGCAGACCCCGGTCGTGGATCCAGGGTCCATCACCAAAACCTCAGACCTCGAACTGGATTCCGGGCGGGCAATCGTCAGCGAGGTCCAGGGCGGGGTTCCGGCCAAGATCGGTTGGCTCTCACCGAACCGATTTGGGGACTTCCGGGTCGTCTATGAAATCGGCGAAATCATTCGCCAGGACCTGTCGAAGGCGATGTTGATCGAGTCCGAGATTCAGCCCCAGAAGGAGAGGGTCACGGCGGCCCAGATCCAGAGGATTGCCGTGGAACTCGAAGGGGCTCTGGGGGGCGTATACGCCCCCATAGCTGATGAACAGCAGATCCCGCTGCTGAAGCGGGTGGTCCATACCACCAAATCAGATTCGTCCTTCCTCCGCAGTCTGCCGTCCGGGGCGGTTACTATCGAGGCTTTAACCGGCCTGGCTGCCCTCGGGCGGCAGATTGAACAGTCGAAAGTCATGTCCGCTGGGCAGATTTACCAGCAGCTTCCGCCGCAGGCCCAGGACAAAATCGACTGGAAGGTTTGGGTTGACGTGGTGAACAGGACGCTTGGGATCAATGAGCCCGGCCTGACAAAGTCCGGGCCATCTCCAGAGGAACTCCAGCAAGCGCAGCAAGCACAGCAAGCGGCGTTGCAGCAGGCGGCGGCAGAGCAGGCGATCAAATCTGGCGGTAGAGTCGTGGAAGAAGTTGCTACTGACCGACTTACGGATACGGAAGGAAATGGAAATGCTACTTTATGAGTCAATACCCATCGGCCCCATCCATCGAACCGGGAACCTTGGAAGACACACAGTCGGCAGGCGTACCCTCTGAGGCTGCGGCTGCGGCTCCCAGGAAATGGGCCAACAGCTTCGAGACTCCCGAAGCCCTCGTAGAGGGGGTCAAGAATATTCGGTCGAAGCTCAATCTGGCCCAGATCGAATACCCCAGCCCGGAAGCCGCAGAGGGCGATTATCTAGCCCTCCAAAAGTCCATGAGGACCCCTTCGCTCCCCCAGGAAGCAGCCGTTCCGGTGGAGCCAACCGATGGGCAGACTGTGTCCATCCCACGGCCAGAGCCAGCGGCCGGGTTGACCGATATTCTTGAGCGTGTCGGGCTCACCACCGAGGATATCGTTAACCAGTGGTCAGCCAACGGCAGCCTGACCGAAGACCAATATTCAAAAATCCAGTCCACGATGCCAGGGGTGTCCAAGCCCGTCATCAATGAGTACATCGATGGACAATTCGCGCGAATTCAGGCCCGGCAGTTTGCCCAGGACCAGATCCTCCAGAGGTCAATCGAGTTGGCTGGCGGCCCGAATGGGACCAAACAGGATCTCGACAACGTCCTCATGTGGGCCAAAGTCCTTCCTGAGAATGACCAGATCGACTTCAACAAGCGACTCAAAGACCCCAATACATACGAGCGGGCCGTGAGGGAATTGGTCCGCGAATATCGAGATGCCGGAGGTGCGGACCCCAGCAGGACCCCTATCATACAGGGCGGGCAAACCCCGGTGATGGCCGGTAGTCTTGCAATAACAAACCGCGCGGAGTACAACGAGGCAATTAAGAAGGCCACAAAGGGTGATCAGGCGGCTAAGACCGCCCTCCTTGGGATATCCCAGGAGATGAGGCAAAGTTTCAGGAGCTAATTAATGGTCTGGCAGATGTCCAAAGAGCAGGTTACGCAACTAGAAGAACTTGAGTCCTCGGCGAGATACGTCTCTTGCGGCGACCATGTGACATGCGAGTTGATGGACGACCGTACAGGCAAGCCGTGGTGCCGGGCGGACGCTTTTCGTGAGCCCGAAGCTCTTACAGAGGCTTTGAAAGTGGCGGGCACAACAGCCAGGGAGACTTCGGTCGGGACGGCCATGATCGAACGGGACCGCCTGAAATCCGAGAATGATCGGCTCTTGAAGATGCTTGACGAGAAAAAGTCCCAAGAGATTGTTGAAGAAGCACGACCGGAGTCCTATGATCCAACGGGATCGACCCCTGTTAGGCGGGGTCCTGGTAGGCCCCGAAAGAAACCGGCGACGGCGGAAGTCTAGCCGGAGATTTACAGGTGAGGGCCGCGAACGCTCCTCCATGGACACGGGCGGCCCTGGCCGGGTTTGACAAACCGACCGGAGTCCCATCTCCACAAGGCATAATCCGCCTGTTCAGGCGGATCCTGACGACCTGGGCACAACTCCATAAGGCAAGTTGAAACCGAAGCTGTGGCTCGGTTTTTTTAACTGTCAGAGACAGGAGTTGTTCCTATGGCTGATTCCAATCCGACTAGATTTTTGTCTAGCCAAGATGGTGACGATTGGGCCTTGTCCGTCGAGATGTTCTCAGGGTGGGTCACGCAGAGCTTCCAAGCTACGACCCTCCTTTGGAACTCCCTTGGCCTGGGCGAAGGCGAAGGCGCTGCTGGCCCCGATGTCATCATGACAAAGGACATTTTGGGTGCTGGCGGGAGATCCCACCAGTTCATCATGGAAGCGGACGCACCGGATCCAGAGCATCACACCCCTGGAACCGAACTCATGGGGCAGCAGTTTGAGTTCGGGGAAGGCAACGTAACGCTGGACGATATCCTGGTTTCCCACGCGGAAGTCCCGCTGGACCAGAAAATCGTCAGCCATTTTGATGTATTGGAGCGGGTAGCCCGTGCTCGCGGTCGTGCCTTGGCTATCGAGGTGGACAAGCGCCTCATCCGCTTGGGGCTTAATGCCGCTTATACGTCCTCGCTGACCAAGAATGGCCTGACCGTCCACCAAGGCGGGAATCAGGTCGAAACGGATGACGCCCAGGGCGTCAGCGCCTCCAACGGGGCTTATCCTCCAACTTCGACTGGTGCCGATGTCTTCATAGACGACGTGGACGAACTCGCCCAACTGATGGACGAGGACAATGTCCCCGACGATATTGGTGCCCGCTGCCTGTTCATCACGCCGTACATTCGGCGGCTTCTTCAGAAGCAGACGAACGTCTTCTCCAGGGATTTCTCGACGGACGAGAATGATCTGAACAAGAGGTCGCTCGGG